ATGATTTCTTTAACAAGTATGCGGCAACATTAGGAGGATTTGAAGGACTACCTGATCTTGCTTTTGTTGAAGACTATGTTAGAGAATACAGTCCGTACATTGAAGACAGTGTACGCTTTGTATCCGATCAGATTCCAAATATTAATTTAGATGGTGCAAGCTACGACTACTTAAGAGATACATATAATTTAAGTCTGCGTGATTTAAGAGACATGGATGTCAATATAGATTCGTTACAGTTTGATACGGACATTGACTTAGGTCTTCCTAGTATTGAAGTGGCTGATATAGATGTACCAAACATTGAAGGCTTTGACATTCCTCTTCCGGGACTAGAACCTGCAGACAGAGGTCCATTTGAAATTGCACAGCTTGAAACACAAAAGCGTGAAGAGCTTGTACAACAAGCAGAAGAGGAAGAGATTCCTATTTCAGAACTACTTCTGTCTGACTTTCAATTGAAGAATCCTTTATTAAAAGGTTGACAAACTACTGATAGTGTGGTAATATATAGATATGACGTATTTAAATTTAATCAATGCTGTACTACGTAGACTCCGTGAGGATCAAGTAACAACAGTAGATGAAAGCGACTATTCCAAACTGATTGGTGATTTTGTTAACGATGCTCTTCAGTCAGTAGAAAGTGCATGGGATTGGACTGTCTTACGCAATACGTATTCTATCACTACTGTTGCCGGTACATCTACATACACACTGACAGGGTTTGGAACTGGTTCTAAAATTTTGTATGTACATGATGAAACAAACAACAGGTATGTACATCAAGAAAGTTTACAACGCATCAGAGAGTTTGCATTAGGAACTGACAATGCACAAGGTACTGTCAGCTATTATGCTATTGAAGGTGTAGATAGCAACGGTGATGCTCAGATTCGGTTTTATCAGACGCCCAGTGCTGTACAAAATCTTTCTGTTTATGCAGTAAAAAGAGATGCAAGTTTATCTTTAGACTCAGACAGTACGCTTCTTCCTACTAAACCTGTAATTCAATTTGCTTTTGCGTATGCGTTACGTGAGCGTGGAGAAACAGGCGGGCAATCAGCGGCAGAACAACTTATTTTTGCTCAAGAAGATTTGCGTAATGCAATAGCTCTTGATGCAAATTTACATCCTGAAGAACTTATCTGGAATGTTGTGTAATGGCTAAGCCGTTAGAAAGTATTGCAATCCAAGCACCGGGATTCTTTGGTCTTAACACTCAAGACTCCCCTACGTCTTTGCCAGAACAGTTTGCACTGGTTGCTGACAATTGTGTCATTGACCAGTTTGGCCGTATTGGTGCTCGCAAAGGATGGGCATACGAAACTACATCTGGTGGAGACTCAATAGTTTCTATTGGTGAGTTTGTCAAAGCGGATGGAACTACTGAAATTATATCCAGTAGTGCAACAGCAATCTATAAAGGAACAACAACACTAACAAATATTACTCCTGCATCACACACTGTCAGTGATGGTTTATACGATCATGCTACTTTGAATAATGTACACTACTTATTCCGTGAAGGGTCTGATCCTATTTACTATAATGGGACAACATGTGATGAAGTATCTGCACACCCAGACTATTCGGGTACAGTGCCTAGCGGTAATATTGTGCAGTCTGGCTTTGGTAGACTGTGGGTTGCCAAAACGTCAACCGATAACACCACCGTGTATTGGAGTGATTTGCTTACAGGAGTAAAGTGGGACACTGGTAGCTCTGGTAGCATTGACATATCTAAGGTGTGGCCTGATGGTAGCGATGAGATTACAGCGTTAGCAGTGCATAATGGCGTATTAGTTATTTTTGGCAAGCGTCAGATTCTTATCTACCAAGGTGCTGAAGATCCTGCAACAATGCAACTAGCTGATACAATTGTAGGTGTTGGTTGTATTGCTCGTGACAGTGTACAGGTAACAGGAACAGATTTGTTGTTCTTGTCGGACTCTGGTGTCAGAAGTTTGCAACGTACAATTCAAGAAAATAGTGCACCAATGCGTGACATTTCTAAGAATGTACGAACAGAACTCACCTCTTATGTCTCAACAGAAACAGCTAATATTTTTAGTGTGTATTCTCCTGAAGAAGCTTTTTATTTATTACACCTACCAACAACCAATATCACCTATTGTTTTGATATGAGAGCACCATTAGAAGATGGCTCGCATCGTGCAACACAATGGGATACAATTGCTCCACAGGCTTTGTGTCGTACACGTAGTGGAGATTTGTTGCTTGGTAAATCTGTTGGGATTGCAAAGTACACTGGATTTACAGACAACGGTACGGCCTACCAAATCTAAAGCTATTGAAGAATTTAAAAATTACAATTATCGGTGGTAGTGCTACAGACGTAACACTCAACTGGGGATATGATTATTCATATGCTTATAAAAAGAAAAGATTCACACTCTCAACTCAAGTAATTGCAGAGTACAATATTGCTGAATACAACATCGGTGAATTTAACGCAGGTGTTCTGGTAAATCGTCCAACGGTAAATGCTAGCGGTGGCGGTCAGGTAGTACAGCTTGGTATTGAAGCAGAAGTAAACGGTGCTCCAGTGTCTATTCAAAGACTCACAGCACAAGCTATCGTAGGAAGGACTATCTAATGTCAAACTATACTAAGACAACTAACTTTACAGTCAAGGACTCTTTGGCATCTGGTAACCCTGCCAAGATTATCAAAGGCTCTGAGATTGACAGTGAATTTGATGCAATTCAGACAGCAGTGGCTACTAAGTCTGATAGTGCATCCCCAACCTTTACAGGTACTGTGACAGCACCAACAGTCAATGTCACTGGTACACTCACAGCAGGAACAATTGATGGTGGTACATACTAATGGCTAGTTGGACTGATTTTATTAGCGGAGGAGCAGGTACTGCAGGAGGAGCAGTAAGTGCATTGCTATCCGCAGGAGGCACTCAAGAAGCAATTAAAAATATTAGAGAGCTTCGTGGGGACATCACTGGACTTGCGTCAGAATATACTACACGTGGACGTGAGGCGGCAGAGTTTCAACCATTCACTGTTACCACTGGTGCAGGTACAGCGGCTATTGGACCGTCAGGTGCATTAACTACACAGGCCGCACAACAACCTTTGATAGAGGCTCTTCAGGCACGAGCAGGAACTACTGCCGGAGCGTTAGGTGCTGACACAGGACTGTTTGGTGGTATTTCTCAACAAGCTTTACAACAAGCTCAAGCCGCATTAGCACAGCCTACTCCCACAGCAGAGTCTTTGTTTGCTCAATTGCAAGCTACCACTGCAGGTGAACAAGAACGGCAACGTATAGCTCTTGAGAATAGACTAGCGGCACAGGGTAGATTAGGTGTACAAACTGCCGCATATGGCGGAACACCTGAACAGCTTGCATTAGAAAAAGCAATTCAAGAACAACAATCACGTAATCTTGTTACAGCTACACAGCTTGCACCACAGCTTGCACAACAACAAACAGCGCAGGCGGCAGGATTGTTTGGGTTAGGTGCTCAAGCGGCAGGACAACCAACAGCACTTGAAGCGGCACAGATTCAGAATATTGGTGGGTTGTTGAGTACAGCCTTTGCTCCAGAGCAACAGTTGATTCAGTCAATTACACCGTCTCTACAGGCGGCACAGCTTGCACAAGCAGGTAGAGCCTCTGAAGCTGAATTGCTTGGAGCACTTGGACCGGGTGTACTACAGGCTGTTCTTGGCACTGGCGAAACTGAAGCAACACTACAGCAACAGCAGATTAATGCATTGCTTCAGGCATTGGGTATTGACTATGCACCTACACCGTCAGACACTATCTTTAACATTACTCCAACAACCAATGTTGATCCGGGTGATGTCACAGTAAACGTATAAGGAGACACTCATGGCTGAAAATAGCGTAGGACTTTTAGCATCTCTCTTGTCTCCTGCGGCGGCACGAGCATCCCAAAAACAACAGTCGTTACAAAACATTCTTAGCATGGCAGGCTCTCGCAATCCTTTGTTGGCTGAAGCAGGCAAAACAGCAGGAATGTTTTCACAATCGTTAGGACGTTTTGTTGGAACAGACATGCGCTCTGAAGCTGAAAAGTCTGCAGAGAAATTAAGCAATGCTGTCACCACCGCATCAGGGGAAACATTGTACGACAAAATGATTAGTGCCGCTAAGAATCCTGAGTTGTCTATTCAGGAGCGTTATGTCTTGATGGCACAAGCTCAGAAGATTAAACCTGAAAAGAAAACAATTAGCGCAGAAAACTTTTTAGATCCTTCATCAGATAGTTATTTCCGTGGTATAACACTAGACACTGGCGATGTTTTAAATTTAGAGACACGCCAGATTGTTCCTAATGCACTCACTGCAGGAGATGTAAAGAAAGAAAAACCTGAAAAACCTAAAGAGCCTAAAGATGCAAAGCCTGTCGAGTATCAACCATTTGATGATGATACGTTAGGGGCGGCACTTGCAACATCAAAACCATTAAAATCTGCAATTGAACAAATGGCTCAAGAGCCTAATTTTTGGGGAAAAGTTAAAGACTTTTTGGGTTATAAAGTTGGGGAAAGTTTAGAAACTGATGAAGCTACATATGATAATCTGGTCACTTTAATTA